TTAACTCACGCTTAAATATAGATGGTCTAAAATGCTTAACGTGATATTCAGTTTCTGCATTTATATTATTTAATCCTCTATTTATTAATCCGTAATAAACACCAAGTCCCCATTGTGTAGTATATGAGCCTAGTGCATTACCTTGAGACCATGATGCAATAACATTAGCTCTACTTAGTATATGGTCATAAGCACTCATGTCTACATTATCTGAAATAGAGGAATTTCCTGTTATTAGTTTATCCCCAATAGCAACAAATAGATTGCCTAATGTTCCTGTTATAGCTATTGCATATGTTTTTTCTTGACTATCGGCATCTAAGGTTACATTGAGTAATTTTAAATCTCCATTCAATTGTAACTTACTATTAATGTAGTATTTAATATTACATTTTAATCTAGGGTCGAATAAAGTTAAAGAGTTATTTAATTTAAAAATGTTACTAAATAAAATGTTAATCTCTTTAGTGCCGGGCAGATTAATAGTCTTTGAAAATGTAGCATTTCGTTTATCGGGATTACGAACATCGGCAATTAAAAAATTAAGCGATAAAGGTATTTCATTAATAAATGATACATCCGTTTCAACACCTGCCTGAGTAGTTATAACAATTTTAATATCAGCCACGTTGTCTATGATTAGAATGTGTATAACTTAACTCAATAATGTAGTTTCTTAGTCTTTCATTATTCTTAGTAGTGTAACCTGTTTGAGTAACTTTAACGGATTTGTAAACGCTTGTATTTCCTAAGTCTAGTCTAACATCAGTTGAAGTAAATAAGTCTTTATGTGTTACAAATTCTGCATCAGTTAACCAATCGCTTGTTAGTTGTAGGTTATCTTGAATAGTAAGGCCTTGAACTTTCTCGCTACTCAAAGAAGTATCTAATGTTGAAACGTTTGCCACAACAGTCCACATTGATTTCTTAAAGGTGCTTACTGTTTTAGTTGAACTTAATGTTCTAGCCAATGGGCAATGTAAAGTATCATAGCCACCTTTAGAATTAAGATAATGTAAAGTGTATACTTCAAATTTAGGATTAGTTCCTACTGTAACTCTTTGAATTACGCCTCCATAAGTTGGGTCGCTAATTGTATATTTATCTACTAATGAAGTGATGATTGGATATGTGCCACTAATAACGGTAACCAATCCACTTGCTATTCCTAATAAGCCTTTGTAACCAATATCAATACATTGATAGTTATCGGTGTAAATTCCTGTTGCATAATCAGGTCTTGCTATTCTATATTCAGCTATTAAAGTATTAGCAGCGTCATAAGTTTTAACAGTTATGTAAGGAATATCATTAGTATTTCCTTCTTTAATTAAAGCATAAAGAAAGTGAGAACGGTCTTTGTAAGTTGTATAAGTGCCACCGTTGGCAGAAGTTAAATAAACATAATTAGAAATAGTTGAATCATAACAATAGTAATCAACACTGTAAGGTGCAATGTAAACATAATCTACACCAGCGTTCCAAACTACATATTCAGTATTAGCACCTGCATAATAGGTAGGTGTAGTTCCGTAAGTTTCGCCTATATTAAATCTAATTTTTCTAGTTGCATTAGCACATTTTTTCCAACCGTATAAGTTAACAGGGAAATAATTTTGCATTAGATTTTCAGCGTAATTGCCAATGTTATAATGAAGATTACCAGTTGAATCCGCTTTAACGTAATCAACTGCTAATACAGTTAAAGTAATTACATCGGTTACAATAATTGTAAATGTAAAGTTAGGGGATGCAAATTGAGTTGAAACAGCATCTAAAAACTGTTCGTTATAAACTGGTGTTGGTGTTTGTGGACTGCTATAAATTGTTACTGCCATTTATTTTAATGTTATTTCTTTGCCTATTAGTTTTGACATATTTGTTAATAATATATTTATTCTGCCATCTGTTGCAACGTGGTCTATAAATGGTCTAGGCTTAACGCCATTCCTACCTATTGACCTTGCAACTATAAATGCAAATTGCTTAGCTGCTTTAGCAAATGGTAATTTGGTTACTTTTCTTTTTGTTAATCCTTTCTTTTTATTATATGCGATTGTCATATCGTATATAATTTGTGAGGGATTTATTCCATTCTTAGCTTGCCAATTTTTACCAAGTGCTTTAGTCGGTGGCATCTTACCTTTCTTTCTGCCATTTTCAATATAATACCAATAGTCTTTATCGGCATATACTTCAATCCTCACTCCGTTTGGGATGTAAACTAAACCACCTTTAAATCTTATATCGGGTGGATTTGGGTTACCTCTACCTCCTTTTTTAAGAGCCGCAAACATTTCATTCTCTAAATCAACTGCTAATTTCTCAGTAAAATCATTTAACAATTTATCTATTTCTTCTTGCAAGTTCAAGTTCTCTTTGTTCTTGTTGTTCTAATTTGTTTTTATCCTTTAAATATGCCAGTTCATTTAGTAACCTAATAACTGACCAATCGTGTATTTCATCCTCTTTTATTCTATTAGCTTGAGCCACTTGTTTAACTATGTGAGTCCATCCCCAAAAGTCGCTAAACCGTTCTCTTTCAGTTCGGTTGTCATCTCTTTCAATAGGTTCTCCGTTGTCATCACGCCTTCCAAATAATCCTGCGTATTGAGATTCCAATTCATTAATACTTCTAAGCAAAAAAAAACAGAAGGCTGTGCTATTGACATTGGTGCTTTAAGAAACTTGTCAGCTATTTCAGCGTGTTTATTACCATCGTATTTGAATGATAGGTAACTTGCAGGCTCATAAACCAAAGCGCATAGTTCGTGAAGGACACTAATTAAATTAGGATGCTCCATTAATGTTTTAATAGTTATGTATCTACCTGTATTAATATCGTTAACAGAACGGGATGCTTTATAGAAATTGCCACCCTGCCACGTTATTAATTTAGGTTGTGGTTTATACTTAACAGATTTAACTAAGCCGCTTAAATAGTATTTAAAAGCTATCTTAGGCTTAACTTCCTTAGTTAGGAATGCTAAAGAATTAATATAATACTTGTATTCTTTTAACGGTAGGCTTTCGACTTCATCAATTGTCTTCCCTGTAAAGAATGAAATGATACGAGACCAATCAACCTCGCCCTGTAAATGAGGGTAAATTGTTTGGTACTGTTCAATTGTAACTTGGTTAAATGAAAATGGTATACTCATCAATAAGATATACCCAAACTAATTAAGTTTTTATAAAAAACTATATTTACCTGTATTCTTATTGATTTTGTTTAAGGCTACATATCTAAAACTGTCAATGATATGATTATTGAAGTCAACAGGTGTATTAGTACCCTCAATCCATTTGTAACTTCTAAACTCTTTTATTGCATTTACTGAAGTTCGAGTTATGTTTATCTTAAATTGCTTTAAGGTATCTATTGAGTTTCTAATACTATCTGGTCCTTTATTTGCACCCTCTATATTAAATCCTGCCCTCCTTAAATCCTCAATACTTTTAGGTTCAGCACTATCAGCAACTATTGAAATGTGTCTATCAATACCTAATGTTTGCAGTTTTTTAATTATGTCGCTATTCGTTAATCCTGTTTGATATAATAGTTCATTAACGTAAAGTTCATTATTATAACGGTAAACTTTAATAAATGTAGTTGGGTCATTAGTAAATCCAAAATCCATCCCGGCACCAATCAACTCAGCACCCAAAGGAATGTCATCTACAATATCAAAGTTTCTAAAGACTAATCCCTCTATCTTACCAGTCATGCCACGAGCATAAACTTTAAATAGTTCCATGTCTTTGTATCTTAAGCCTTCTATTTTATCTCGTATCTTTTGAGCAACAAATGGATTATGCCGATGATCGGATATAAATAGCTTAACGCCCTCAGTTCCTATTAACTTTTCATGCACCCAAAATTCAGAATTAGGATTATAATCGATATAAACCTGCTTTCTGGTCCTCATATAAAGTTCATTGAATATATCGTAAGTTATGCCTTGCGCCTCGTTTATGAATAGATAATCCCTTTTACCCGACTTAGCACCTTGAGCAGTTTCATAAGATTTAAACTCCATTACAGAACCGTTAACAAATTGAAATATACGGTCAGTTCTATTGTAGTCTGCTATCTTATGTCTAAGTTGTTCGCTATTATTATAAATGTCTAAGGCATCACGTAAAGCACCAGCTTTTAAGTTGGGGATTGATTCGCCAACAACTGTGATAACTATTGGCGATTGAATGGCTTTAGTGAATAGAACTTGAAGTATTGAATAGGTTTTACCACTTGATGAGCCGCCTTGATTGACTAATACATCTTCGGTTGCAAAGTAGTTGGCTTCATATAGGCATGAGGTTTTAAACACATTAATCTAAACTAATATCCTTTTCATTACTACTAATTGGCGCATCGCTTTTAATTATCTCAACTGTTGTATTGAGGTTTATGTTTTCGTTTTTAGACTCGACCTCTTGTTTAGGTTGCCCGTAAACTCTATTAAGTAAAATTTCCATTGAATATAGCGTTCCTTTTTCAATACCTCGTTTAATAGCGTTGGCAACTGTTTTTTCTAATACAGTAGAGTTGTCATCTTTAAATACTTCTGCTAATTCTGTAATAGTCATAGCCATCATATTCTCAATAGTTTGAGTTATATCTTGTTTGTTATAACCCATGTCTTTGAGTTGACAAACGAATTTACGAGGTCTTCCATTTGGGTTTCCTGTTTGACCTTTTGTATAAGGTATTAAGTTTTTATGTCCATCACTACTTGGCATCTTCAAATTCTTTAGTTATTATTCCGTTTTTTTTTACTTCTAATGTAGGGTCAAGTTTTAGCATCCTATCAATAATCACTTGGCAATATTTAGGGTCTAGTTCCATACCATAACATTTACGTTTAAGTTGGTGTGATGCAACCATTGTTGAGCCTGAACCTAGGAAGAAGTCAATGACTAAACCATTTATTTCTGTTGTATCTTTTAAAGCTTTTTGTATTAAGTCTGTTGGCTTCATTGTAGGGTGTTCTTTTGGTGGTTCTCTATCAAACTCCCAAATATCCTGCCCTCTACCGTTTTTCAGTTCTACCCTGCCTTTGTGTGCAAACAAAATTACTTCGTACTGTCCTGCATAAGCTCCCTTTAAATCACCCATTGACCAGTTGTTTTTCTTCCATATAATTATATTTTTTAAATCAAGCGAGTTGTTTTTAACTTGGTTTATCCATTCAGTTATTGTCTGCCAGCCACAAAATACAAAAAGGGCTGTGTTTTCTTTTGTAAATATAAAAGCATTTGGTAAAAATTCCAATATTTTATCAT